AGTTCCTTGGACTTGTAGCTTTCTTCTGCCGTCTTGTTCTGCGAATTGGAGAGTAGAAGTCCTGCTTGAACAGATTCTCGTGCTTTCTTCGAATACGCAGGGTCATTGTGAACGTCTTCGATATGGCGCACGACCCGCTGAGCGATCCAACGGGCATCTTCCAACGACGTAGCTTCAGGGTTGACAAACATGTCGTGAACAGAAATGCGTTCCATGACGGGACGGTCAACCAGCGTTTGCTTCGATTGCGCCATAATCTGCTTGGCTAACTCTGTGTCCGTGACCATTTCACGTTCTTCTTCAGCAGCTATAGCAGTTTCGTTTTGCAAAGCCGACTGGAACCGAGCAGCGAACTCTTCTTCGGTTAGATCTTTCTCAGTCTCTTCATAAGACCAAAGCATCTTGCACCAGCCATGGCCCACAAGCAGCGAATCTTTAACGGCTCGACGGAACGGCTCCTGAAAGCGGTAACGCTCCCACTGGTGGTTAACCATCGCCTGAACAAACACGGCACGGGTTTCCATGTCAGACCGATTGGCTTGGACTGTAATTTCTGGTCGAGAAACCGAAATTGCAGGATAAATGACATTGATCGTTGAGAACGCCTGATTGATCGCTATGCGATCATCAGCAGAACTGCCGCTAGGAATGATCGAATCACCCTTGTAGATGTTGATCATGTCAGTCCACAGAGCGTCGTAACCCTCGGCTTCCCGCCACGCACGAGAACGTTCAAGCTCTCCCCCGTAGTAGGACAAAAGCTCTGCCTGTGGCCTATGTACTGGTTTCCGCCCGAATACAGGCATGGTTTCTCCTACGAACGGGAAGAGCGCTGAAGATCGGTACCTTCAGAACGAGCGAAATCCTGTGACTCTTTCATCGCCCCAAATTGCGTCCAGCCTTCAGCGGCTGAGACACGGAACGGGGTTCCACCCTTGCCCACAGGGTCACGGCCCTGGGCAAATTCTTTATGGTGGTGTTTCATCTTGCATTCCCACGAAACGCGCCGCCCTGTGGCTTCGCCTTCGCATGGCACGGGGTAAAACGTTCTTGTCTCATGAAAAAAGCGTTGGGCCGTGCCCCCACAAGGGCACGGCTCGTAAGACAAATCCCATTCTGTCGGGATTGGTTCTTCAGCGCTTGCGGTACGGATGCCCATTAGGCAAACGTATCAGACTTCCTGGCTGCCGCCAGGAGAAGCGAAACCACCGATGGCCCCGCCGCTTGCGCCAGTGATGGTGCGTACGTCAGAACCAGCGTGTTGGCTACCAGGGGCGACAACGTCGCCAGAAGCCGACGGGGGGAGGGTTGAACCGCCCCCAGGCGACGCAAAGCCGCCCATGATTTCACCGCTGTGAGACTTCACAAGTTCACCAGCACCAGTGCTGTCGTACTCAAGTTTGTCTGGACCCATTTGAACTTCCAATCAAGAAAAGAATGCGTTCAAGCCTCTAGTGGACAGTGTTCGGCTCCTACAGGTTTAGCCTATGAGCCATCCATCTTCAACGTCGTGTTCGTTGTCCATTTTTTGTACCTGCTCTTCGTACCAGCCCATCGAGCCGTATGGCATCTCTACTTCTTCTTGATATTCGGGGTTCCACGCAAAATCCAGAGCGTGAACTGCCAGAGCGAGAGAGATGACACGGTCATCGTGAGGCGAGCCAGACATTTGGCCTCGATGGTTGCGTGTAAACCGTGAGAGTTCGGCGCATGTGGCAACAGACGGGATCCCATCTGAACGTCGTATTCTCATCCACTGATGCAAACCGTCGATCATTAGCGGCTTAGTGACTCGGGTCGTTTTCCAACCCCACTCCATCGTCCGTTTTCGGGTAACAGAGTTCAGACTCATCCGCCGCCAAATTCGCCGATATCCGAGTTTCCGTAGTTCCGTCACAGTCGTCAACCCGTGGTTGTTGACCTCAGGCAATATGAGTGCCGAGTTGTACCACGTTCCCAACTTGAACAACTCATAGCCAAACAAGTCGGCCTCGATATGGCCGTGCCATTCGGCCACGATCCGAGGTTCTTCGCCGACTGTCACAACGTGCGCTGTGCTGTAGTCGCCATGTGCCAAGCCTTCAGCGACATCAGCACCAATTACGTACGCCTGGTTTTCCTGCGGTTCTTCCCAAACATGAACAAACGAGCTTGAAGCAATATTTTCCACTGGCGTGAACGTCCGAGGGAAATCTGGCCCTGGCCCCTCAAGGTTCAACGTCAACAACGGTTCTTTCGCGCCAGCGTTCAACTCTTCCAACAGCTCAGCATTAAACACCATCATCCCTGAACGAATAAACGCCTGAGTCGGGTTTGACGGATATTCCTGATGAAGCTGCCACTCAGGCAGATCAAACTGCTTCTGCTTATACCACTCGTCATCGCGCTCGTATACCGAGTCCCAACCGTAGAACATCGGCTTGAACACAGATTTGCCTGTCTCAGCTCGCACCCACAAGTCTTCAAACTTGTTACCAGACCCGTTAGCTGTGCTGAGAAGGATGAGCTGACCGCCAATATCGGCGGTCGGCTCGATCGAAGCCCACGCCTCGCTTGCGTTCTCCAAGAACGCAAACTCATCAACAACGATCAAACGGCCCGTGAAACCACGGGCAGGGTTGTTGCCTGACGGCAACGACAAAATCTCAGAACCATTCGACAACTCAATCCTTGTCAAATTGCTGGTACGAACCCTCGGGCCACGAACCCTGAGCCAGCCAGGGATCCGATCCAACCCAAACTTGACTTTGCCCAACAACTCCTGAGCCTCACGCTCACCCTTAGAGAGCAACATGATTCGGGTATTCGGAAACCAAAACGCCAACCAAAAAACGTAGAACGCCACCAACGTCGACCAGCCAATCTGACGGGCCTTAAGAGTGATGCTGTTCTCGCCATCCAACCAACGCTGAAGAGCCGTCGACTGAGAAGTCCTAAGAGTAAACAGACGCTCACCCTTGGGATGCTGAATCATCCAGCACTGCTCAGCTACCCAATGCGGGTCCGCAGCGCCACGACGCCAGGCAGCCTCCCTACGAGCAAGCTCAGCATGATCATTGCCCAAGCTCACGTCGGACCGATCTCCAACACATCCTTGCCCTTAGACAAATACGTCTGGAGCTGATCATCAGACATGTTAGTAAACCGATCCTCAGCAGTCACATTGATCTGCAAAGTCGGAGGCCGCACCTTGTCAGCCAACGACAAAATCATTTTCGACGCAGCATCCCACTTCGGATGATCAGGATCAGCAGCAATTTTCAACGCCGCATGATAAATCGGCGAAATAGCGTCAGGCCCCAACACCGAACTATCAGCCATCTTCGTCCACAACTTCCGAAACCGCTCATCTTTCTTCCAACGCCGCAACGTCCGATCAGCGATCCCGTTCTCGGCAGCCCACGCCTTATCAGACAGGCGGTCGTGTTCCAAAGAAGTCAAATTTTCCAGATACGTCAGCACAATCGGAGGAGGCTCCTCCTCACCAACGTCCGAATTGTAAGACCAATGATAATCAGATGGCGTCTCTCCAGCTTCCATGTCCATACCGTGGACAGCGTACAGCGTCGGGGGTCGTAGACGCCCCTCCGCTAGGTAATCCTAGGTGATGCTAGGCAAACGCTAGGTGCCTAGCGTTAGGTTTAGCTAGGTCTAGCTAAGTCTAGTTAGTGGATGTGGGGGGAATCGAACCCCCGTGTCCCGCACCCCCAGTAGGAGGAGCAGCGAAGCCAACCTTCACACCCAATGCTTTAATGAGTGGCCCCCCTCAGGGGCCACGAATGCCAGAGCGGCTACTACAGTCCAGCCATGGAAAGGAGGGCCATACACACTCTAAGCGAGCCTGCGCTGGTGCGGGTCCGCTCGGGCGGCCCCGCTGCAAAGCGAGAAGCTAATATCACATGGACAGCGTTCATGTTAACGACCACTAACATACGCGCAGCGGACAACGAAACGGACAAGCATTCGGGGAATCAGAAACAATCTGCAGATCCAAGGTAATATATACACACGCGCGCACCCCCGCCCCCCCCTATACCCCCCCATCGAGGTCTGTGGGCGTTGCGTCTGTAGGTCGGTCGTCTCTGTAGCCTTCTTCCCCTCTGTAGCGTGATCGGGTGCCTCTGTAGCGTGGTATATCGTGAAATACCATGGAAAGACGGATGCACCTAGGGTAATGGTTTAACGTCGACCCCGACTTTACCCATACAAACACAGGACAGGTGACGGTAATGGTGAAC